CTTGAAAGATGAATCGACAAGGGAACAAATCCTTGGCTCCGTCGCCAAACGGTCCGCGCTTGTGTTTGGTTGGGCAGAAACAGGAGAAGCTCCTAGCGTATCGGTCAACATTCTGGGTGCTTTGCCGGATCGAATGACCGTCGACGTTACGCCCGATTTGAAGTGAATATAACACACCTTGTGCAAGGCTTAGAAACTTATTGGCAGAATAAGAGAAACTTATCGGCAAAGGTAAAAAAGGATTGTTTTTTCTAGGATAGGAAGCGCAGGCTGGCAGGGAACAGGCACCCCTTTTGCGGGTGGGGTTCGTTTACGATACCCCCCTCAAAAATTTTCCACCATTTTGATGCTGCCAAACAAAATCAAAATTGGTCAAACAGTTTCTTTGAACACCGCTGAGAAGAAGCTGGCCTACTTTGTTGCTCGGAATCGGAATGCTCGGAATCGGTGTTTGAACGTGGTGAATTTGAAGGTGAGTCCGAGGGATGGTGTGACGATTGATTTGGAGGGTGTGGCTGGTGAGTTGGCGTTTTGCAAGATGTTCAATTTGTATCCTGATTTGGATACTGACCGGATGCCGCCGTACCCGGAGTTTGATGCGAGGTTGAGTGATGGTTGGACTGTGGATGTGAAGACGACTCGGTATGGTGATGGGAAGTTGTTGGTGGATGTGCGTAAGGGTCGGAAGGTGGATGGTGTGGATTTCTATTGTTTGATGACTGGTGAGTTTCCGGGTCCGTACACATTCAGGGGGTTCATGGCGAAGTCTCTTTTGGTGAGGCCGGAGAAGAGGGGTGTTGTGAGGGGGCATGAGGCGTACATGGCGGAGCAGAGTGAATTGGCGGAAGATCCGTTTTTATTCTGAATTGACATTGTTGGCCTACTTGTGCGTCCCTCCGATCCATCGACCTTAAACGATGCGATAGTTTGGTCAGCTAGAGCAAAGCCGTCTAAGCGGAGGTGACGACCGCGAGTGGGGTGGGTGGGCTAATTATCCGTCGTGTGATGGAGGAGATGGCCTACCATAACGCAGATAATGTTGGTTTAGCATATTTCATCTTATGGCTTGTCCTAATGTGTTCAATGCGTTTGCGGTGGCGACGGAGTCGCTGGCGCAGGACGTTTACAAGCGGGCTTCGTACCGCTCGATGTGGCTCAACTTGATTGAGCGTGGTGAGTATCCGCAGGGTACTGGTTTGACGCAGACCTCGTTTACGACGACCTCGATTGAGCCGACTGCGGCTGAGGAGTGGTCGGCCATTACGTTGGCCAGTGGTAATCCCGGCGACAATGGTGGTGCTTGCGATGTCACCTACAATGATGTGCCTGTTGGGTACAATGCGGTGACTTGGGGGCCGGAGCGGTTTGCCCTGAAGGGTCCGCTTCTGTGTAAGGATGATCTGACTTTCGATCATCGTGTTGAGGCGTTCCTGCGGGTGTATCTGGAGAAGCTCTCGATTCGCGCGCAGCGGAGCTGGGAGACTCGTTACCAGAACATGTTTGCCAAGTACGCCATCAAGGCGGTGGCCGACTCGTCCTTCACGCAGGTGGAGACGATTCCTGCTGGCATCAATGAGTTGCCTTGGATTCAGACCGGCTCTGTTGGTCAGGCGTTGAATCAGGCCACCTCCGAGCTGACGCAGGAGATGCTTGATGTGGCGGCGGCGACGCTGATCCGCAATGGCGCGACGAATCCTGATAGTTCCGGGTTCATCAGCTTTTCGAGCGATGGTCCTGTGTTCCCGCTGTACATTGGTCTGGAGGCGAGCCAGCGGATTGCACAGAACAATGCTGCGCTGCGTGAGGATCTGCGTTTCGCGGACATGGGGTCAGGTCCGGGTGCCGAGCTGCTCAAGCGGATTGGCGCGAATCGGGTCATCAAGAACTTCCGCCATATCCCGAACCTGTTCCCGCCGCGCTTCACCTATGCTGGTGGCAAGTACACGCTGGTTCAGCCGTTCACCAGCAGCTCTGGTACGAAGGGTACTGTGTTCAGCGTGAACCCGAGCTGGGTTAGCGCGCAGTACGAGGCGGCGTTTGTTCCGACCCCGTATGTCATCAAGAGCCACATTGTTCGTCCGGTGAACCGTGTTGGTGACTTGAGCTGGACTCCGACCAACTACATGGGCGAGTGGCAGTGGGTGACTGGTGCCTACAAGCTCAATGTGGATTGCACTGATCCGCTTGAGAAGAAGGGCCAGCACTACGCTGAGTTCGTGCATGCCGTGGAGCCGATCTTCACGAATCAGGGCATGACGATCATCTTCCGTCGTTGCACTGGCGCGCTGACTCAGATCATTTGTTCCTGATAGGAACAAACTACTAGCTTCGCAGATCATCTGCTAAGCATCGAAAGAATCCGCAGGTCGAAAGGCTTGCGGATTTTTTGTTTGTGGTCAGTCTCGCTGCGGGTTGCATCTTGCTGGGTGCAAAATGCTGTTTGGAGCAAGTCGCAAAAACTGCGGCGTCCCCCGTTGGCTCGAAAGGCTGGCGGGGGATTTTTATTGACTCTTTTGTCGTCTGCCGAATGCTTCCGTCATGCCGAGATTTACTCTCCCCGAAGGTGTTGAAATCCCCGAGAATCTGAAGGAAGGCGAGGCTTTCCAGACGATGGCCACGATTGTTCTTGGCAAGGGTGGCAAGGCTGAGGTCATCGAGATTGATGGTGTTGCCATTCCGGGTTACGAGAAGCAGTCGAAGGGCAAGAAGATGGCCGGTGGCGAGTACGAGGAGGAGGGCGGCGAGGAGGAGATGGAGGAGGGCGGTGAGGGCGGCGGCGGTCCTGTGGGTTTCATCGCTGAGGTGATGAGGCGCGGGGCCGGTCCGATGCGCGGCTGATAATCATCCGGCGAAAGGTTAATTCACATGGCGATAATCACATGCGACGAGGCGGAGACGCTCATCAATGAGGCGGCTTCATTGGGGTGTCGTTCGCCGTGGGAGGTTGAGCTTGCGAAGCTCGCGCTGGAGAATCGGATTGCGACGTATCTGGCTGGCGGCGGCGCGACGCGCGGTGCGTATCGCACGGTGACGACGAGCGGCAATGTGCAGAGCGGTGATTATCTGATTATTGCCGATGCGACGGGTGGAGCGATTACGATGACGTTGCCACCGGCTGCGTTGGTTCCGGGTCGGATCTATGTTTTCAAGCGAATCAACAGCGGTGCGAATGCTGTGATTGTTGATGGCTATGCGGCTGAGACGATTGATGGTGCGGCGACGCATACGCTGACTCCGCAATGGAATAGCGTGACGATCATGTCCAACGGAGTTGCTTGGTTCATCTTGGCCGACCATTGATGCGATATGGCTAATATCTCCTGCGAACAGGCGGCGGCGTTGATAGCGGAGGCTTACGGGGCTTCGTGCAAGAGCAACCGCGAGAAGAATCTGCTGGAGATTGGCCTACTCTGGGAGGCGTCCACGCTTGGCGGGAGTGCTGACATTACGGCGGACAATACCGTGATAAGCGCGGATACGACGATCATCACGGCGGACATGACGGAATTTTTCTGACCTAAACCCTTACACAGATTATGGCACAGCAAACGATCAATGTTGGTGCGGCTCCGAATGACGGGACTGGAACGCCGTTGCGTACGGCTTTTCAGTACACGAACAGCAACTTCACCGAGCTGTACACGGCTTTGGGAGGTGGCAGTGGATTGCCGGGGGCTTCGACTCAGGTCATCTTCAATGATGGCGGAACAAATCTGGCTGGTAGTGCTGGTCTTGTTTTCAATAAAACCACCAGTGTTCTTGGGGTTGGAACTGTTAACGCTGGTGCCGCCATCGTGTCTGGTGATTTGACGGTGGATACCTCGACGCTGAAGGTGGACAGCGCGAACAACTGGGTTGGTTTTGGTACGGCCACTCCGGCTGTGCGAGTCCATTCGTCTGTTGCTGACGCTGCCGAAGCGGCCAGATTTTCTTCCGCAAGCGCGATGCTTAGGGTGCATCCCTATCTCGATGCAACCGACAAGACTAGAATCCAAGCCACAAATGGCACGAATACCGGTCTCTCCGACCTTACGCTTGAAGGATTCAATCTGAGGTTCAACACCAATGGTGGTTTGGCCTACACTATCAGCAACGTTGGAGTCAGCACTTGGTCCGTCGGCGGCTCCACCGCCATGACCCTGAACTCCACGGGGCTGTTGGTTGGTGCTTCTGCGAGCGGAGCGGGTGAAAAGTTCAATGCCTTAGGAACCATTGTTTCCAGCGGTCAGTCGATTGGTAGTTTCGGGTTC